TTGACCGTATGTTACGCAGCCGTATTGCCCGCGGAAGTCGTCTATATCATTGGTTATCTCCATGCCCTTGGCGCGGTAGTACTTGTATACCTCGGCATCGGCCTTGACGTAGATCGGGTTGCACAGCAGTTTGCTCAGCTTGCAGGAATCCCATGCGGCGCCGTTTGCGGACTTTATGCCCTGCTGGTTAAGTGTACGGGCAAGGTAGCCTAATGATGTGGACGTATAGGCATACTGCTCGAATATCTTTTTGACCATTAGCGAATACGCCTTGTCCGGTTTAAGCGTGCTTACGGCTTTGCCCTGAACCATCACCTTTGTTTTTGCGTATCCGTATGGGGCCTTGGCGTCGTATGCCCCGCGGGCGGAGCGCATGCGGAAGTTGTCCTGCACGCGCACTTGAATGGTTTCGCGCTCAAGCTGCGCAAATACCATTATTATATTGAGCATGGCTTTGCCTATGGGCGTGGACGTATCGAACTTCTCCCTTGTGGATGAGAACTCCACGTTGTGCTTGCTCAATGCGTCCATCAGTTCGCCAAAGTCGAGCGTGGAGCGACTGAGTCTATCCAGCTTATAGACTATTATCTTGCTTATAACGCCGTTCTCCACGTCCTGCATCATTGCCTTGAACTGCGGGCGGTTCGTATTCTTGCCGCTGTAACCTCTGTCTACATATTCTTTATATGGCTCGTCCCCTATCTCCTTCTTACATAGTTCTATCTGTGTTTCGATTGATATGCTGTCCTTTTTATCCAAGGACTGCCTGGCGTATATTGCTATCACCTATTATCGTTCTCCTTTTGTGCGCCTTATGACGCGCTCGGTAGGCACGGCCAATATGTCGTTGGTAGCAAGTGCCGCCGGCATGTTGCTCAGATATGTGCTTGCCATCTCGGCCAGTCCTATAAGGTCTTCGTTGGTGGTTGTGGTGGGATATATGTTCTTAACGTGCATTTAACTCGCTCCTGTTCATTGATTATGTTTGATGATATGAATAAAGACTGATAGATATGCTAATAACTTAGCTGATTCGTTGCTTGTTCCGTGAAACCTCTTGTATTTAATTATGATGTTCATTTTGCCTTCTTTAATATGAAATGATGATTTAGATTTGCAGGTCAACGGATCCTTTGGGCTTCGCCCCATGTTCCGCTATCCGCTAACCGTAGCCTTGTTGTTGATTATATGCTCGCATATGCCCGCGTCCTCCTTCGTTCGTTTATCATTGCCGATTATAGCACAAAAGAACCCACTTGTATCAAAATGCAGTCATGTTACAAATTTCAAATAAAAAAGGGGCGATAGCCCCTTGAAAACAAATATCATATTTCTCAAAATAGTACATTCGTGTTATTTAGCGCAAATTTTAAGTAAAAGTTCATTGGATTTTACACGAACATTGGTTATACTGTGTTCAGTACCTTTAAGGAGGTCTGATTATGTACAGGAAATTTATGATTTTTTTGGAAGCTTGGAAAAATAGCGTTCACCGCAAGCCCCTTATTTTACAAGGTGCAAGACAGGTCGGAAAGACCTATTCCATTCTGGAGTTCGGGCGCACTCACTATGAAAATGTGGCATACTTTAACTTTGAAACCAACCCAAAGCTGAACGAAACCTTCGAGGAAAACATTAGCCCCGATTATCTGATACCGATTTTGTCCCATATCGCAGGTCAAACTATCGTAAAGGAAAAAACGCTGATTGTATTCGACGAGATACAGTTCTGTGAAAGGGCTTTGACCTCGCTCAAATACTTTTGTGAGAACGCTCCAGATTATCACATCATCGTTGCAGGCAGCTTGCTCGGCGTTGCGGTCAACAGAGCAAAATTCTCTTTTCCCGTAGGAAAGGTCGATATGAAAACGCTCTATCCTATGGATATGGAGGAATTTATGTTGGCGCTCGGTGAGAACGACTTGGTAGAGCAGATTAAAAAGTGCTTCCAAACCAATACGCCGCTGCCGTCTGCTTTGCACGACGCCTCAATGCAGCTTTACCGTCAGTATCTTGTGGTCGGCGGCATGCCGGAGTGCGTGATGCATTTTGCTGAAACAAAAGATTATATCCTCGTCCGTCATACGCAGGATACGATACTTGCAAGCTATCTCAATGATATGGGCAAGTATAATACGCCGAATAAAGTCAAGAAAATCATGCTTGTTTATGATAGTATTACCGTTCAGCTTTCCAGGAAGAATACCCGTTTCCAATATAAGCTGATTAAGAGAGGCGGACGGGCTTCCGAATTTGAAAATGCGATTGAATGGCTTTGCTTGTCTGGTATCGTGTCACAGGTCTACAAGGTGGAGCAAATCAAAAAGCCGCTTGAAAACTACCGTGACATTGATGCGTTCAAGATTTATGTGTCCGACTTAGGGCTGCTTTGCGCCAAGAAGGATTTAGCCGCCAATGATATTCTCTATATGGTCGAGGAAATCAACGACTTCAAGGGCGGTATGGCGGAGAACTATGTCAATGTGCAGCTCTCCATTAACGGCTACCACACCTACTATTGGGAGTCCGAGCGTGGCGCTGAAATTGATTTTATCATTCAGCGTGACGGACAGCTCATTCCCATTGAGGTCAAGTCTGCCGACAACACCAGAGCCAAGAGCTTAAAGGTCTATATGGACACCTACAAGCCCGCTTATGCTATCAAGCTCTCTGCCAAAAACTTCGGCCTTGAGGACAATAAAAAAATCGTTCCTCTCTATGCCGCATTTTGCATTTGAGAACAATAAAGTTTCAAGTGTGAAACTTTCACACTTGATTCAGCATATCATCTTTCGACATATGTTTTGGCAAGTGTGAAACTTCCACAGTTGCCACTTTCGATAGCAGTTTGCAAATTAGTAAAGGGAGCCACTCATCATGGCTCCCCTACCGTTTTACCACATATACCCGCAATGGTTACACTTGAAGCTCTTGCCTATCTTGCCTGAGGCCAGCCCCAAGAAGGACACGGATATCGCCCGGTCAAGCGCGTCTATCTTCTTCAGGTCGGTGCTGCCGCAGGTGGGACAGCGGGGCGCGTTAGCTTGCTCGGCGGCACGTCAAGCGGCTGCCTGTTCGCTTTGTCTTTCTATTTCCGCCCACTTTATAGCGGCTTTTCTGTTGGCGGCTTTTTGTTGTTCATTTTCTTGTTGGATGCGGCTTTGATATGCGGCTTGGTCGATTAAAGGATTGTTCTTGACAAAACGATTATCAATATCGTCTTTTATCCAGTTCAATTCCCATTCTTCTCTTGCGTACATATCTCTACGTGACCAGTCTGAATTTTTTAATGTTTCGCCGCAGAAAGGGCATACCGACAATTTAGTACTCATGTCAATATATCCGCATTTTTCGCAATATGTAGCATACTTTTTATGGAACAACGCATTCACCTCGCTTTATATTAATTATACCATAAATTAGTATAGAATAGTAGCCATATTCTATATTTGAATGTTAGGTAACTGCTGCTAAAACTGGTATACTGCTAAATGGTAGTAATGGTATAATCCGTTCGTTCTATACTGAAAACGACATTAAACAATTAGGCAAATATAATCTGCTTCTTGTGCAAGCGAGTAAAGGAATCGCCGGTGCTGAAGATAAGTTAAAGTCTCTAAGGGATTCCATGTCAAATACGGCCCAAGTTGCTGTACAGGCTGCTGGCGATGGATTAGTCAACCTTGACAAGCTCAACAAGGGCTTTAACTGGGCTGCGCTGGGTGCGGCGGCATTGAACGCTGCTGTGAATTTCGGCCTGTCTGTTCTTCTGTCTGCTGCTGTTAGTTGGATAGATGCGTTCAACCATCGTGTTGAAAGGGCACAGCAGGCTACAGCGGTATACAAAAATCAGTTGTGACTTTGTCACAACTGATCCGGCAACTCAATATCCAAACCTGAAAGAATCCCTTGCGCCGCAGGACATCAGGTAGCGGCGGATCTCCTTCACGGCTGTCTTGTGATGAACGAACGGTGTGCCGTCAAGCCCGGTAAGCTTGCTTGATATAGGCACGAACATAATGCTGATGGGCGTTACGCGGTTTGTTCCGGCAATGCAGTTTACGTCACTCCCGTGCTCCACGCAGTAGACCACCATGTCCATCTGCTCATGGAAGGTTGAGATGTGCAGTGCGGTAACGCCGTTTTTGCCGCGGTAATGCATAAGCTCGCGAATGGCCGCCGTGACAGCCTGATTGCCGTTCTGACGCTGTTCAAGCTGCTGAAGCTTGCGCAGGCTTTCGAACAGACTGCGGTTGTGATCAAGCTGAAGGTCTATCTTTGCCTTTGTGATGTATATGCGGTAATCATCATAGCCGCTCATGATTGCCGCAACCAGCATTTCGTTTGCCTTGCTGTATTGGCCTATGGAAACGGCGTACTCAGCGGAGGCGATTATGTTCTCTATTTCCGTTTTTGCCGTTATCTGAATGCCGCCTATGTTTATGTTGGTCTTCATCTGCTCGGACGCAATTACGTTCTTCGCGCCGCAGTACTGGCAAAAAATGTAGGCACGGTTGGCCTCCACGTTAAGCATCGCTCCGCAGCTTTGACAATATAGGACTCTCGCTTCGCTCATACTTGCCCCTTCAACTACTGTTTTTATTACCGGAATTTTAGCACAAAAGGCCTTTATTCGCAACCGTGCTGCACAGAGTATAAAGCGGATCAGTTGGGACAATGTCCCACTTGATTCTATATCTGCCCAGTATGCTTGTTTTTGCCAGTTGGGACATTGTCCCAACTGCCACTTCTATCTACGGTTCATAAGATAGTTCCTGTTGACAGCCCAAATTATCAGATGTATGCCGGCAATCAGACAGGCAAGAATTATTTTGCGAAGGCCATAATCGCCACCGTTCGCCATTCGCACAATGCCCCATACGAAAATTAGTCCACTTACAACCCATACAGGTATGAACTTGCGGTCATATCGGGCTACCGCTCGGCGCATAATGTCGACGATTCCTTCTTTAGCTTCTTTCGCCTTCTCAATCCTCGCCAAAATGATTTCCGGCTTGTGTATGCGCAGCCACTCGTTTGCATACGCGCCATGCGACCTATTGTATTGTAAGAAGCAGTTATAGGTATGCCTGTTGAACGAACCCCACGCATCCATGGGCTTACAGCCGTTTTCCAGCATACATTGCGCGGCCAAGGCATCGAAGTAAGCTCCCCTCGCGCTGTTGTTTTCCTCGAAGAATCCTTCCAGTCCCTCCGGTATGAAGTCGCGCTTGCCAGTCTCCCACAGGCTGCGAATGTCGTGCTGCAACATGCGCTCCACTTCCGGATTGGTGGGCCAGAATACGCCCTCGTCATCCATGCGGTTGGCGTTGCGGTATATGTTGGCGTTCGTCTTGATGCTATCCACCGCAAAGTACGCGCCGCTTGCCAATAAAGTTGCTAATGCTCCTGCTATCATAATGCCTCCTCCTAACTTAACCAGATTTCACGCTTGATTGCATTCTGAACGGCTTCTTGCTGCTCTGTTCTGGGCGCAAATTCGCTTGTTATCGGGCGAAATGTCTCCACGTCAAACAGAACACAGTCCCACGTTTCCACTTGGTATTTCACCTTTGGCGGGCGCACCAGCACATAGTACGGTTTGAACGGGCCATTGCCGAATATATCCGTGGCCAGCATCATCGCCCTGTTTATTACCCGCATGAGCGCCTTATCTTCTCCGAAATACTTCAGCATCTCCGGATCGAAGTAGTGCCCGTCCGGGTTGCGGCGGTAGTATTCCTGTATGAACGTTTCGACCGAGTTGAACGGCGGCTGTTCTGTCATACGGTTTCCTCCAATAAGCTTACAGCGTTGTTCAGCGAATCCACAGCATCCTCAATGACAGAGGCGACTTCCTCCATAGTATCCACAGCAACCTCCATGGTCTCATATATTTCCGTTCCCTGTAGATTCTCAGGGTAATTGTACATAGAATCTTCTTCTTCGTCCTTAACTTGATTTACTATATCCAGCGCTGTTTCTATAATCTCAATAGCCCTGCGCAATTCTTTCCTACGTTTGTTATTCATTAAATTTCCTCCCGTCAGGCATAAAAAGAGGGCGGAATCCGCCCATTCAATCAATTATCGTTTCTGGTTTCAATATGTCCATTAACGTGCACTCGCCTTTGGGAATGTTGGATACACGTTTATACTCACAAATGGCGTTTATTAATGTATCTACATGGCCAAAGTATTGCTTTACAAAGTTGTAGTTTTTGACTTTCGGAAGTTTAAGCTCCGTCTTACAGAAGTCGCTTGGCTTCTTACACGATTTTTTATACTCAGCATACCTACCCTCCTTCAGTATAATGAGCATTTCTATTTCGGGTGCAGTGACAATGTTGATGATATCTTCAACTTTTTCGGCGTAAGCTGGGCATAGCTTAAATTTTCTCTTTACGAGAGTCAAGAATACGAATAACAGTTATTTTCTCCGTGAATTCCTTTCTCAAATACTGTTCCTCAAAGTTTTTAGCAACTCCTGCACTGTATCAGTTCTCCTTCAAGAAGATCGTCCCAATTGAACCTCAGTTTGTCATTTTCGAGCAGCAGCTCAATAATTGCCTTTTCAGCCGAACCTTCATAAATGCACGCAACATATTTTGTAAATAGCATCATTTAGCCTCCGTTTGAGAGGTGATGAGACTTTTCTTCAGCTTTATATAAGCTTCATAGGCAGGTACAGTACCTCCAAGGAATCCGCTTTGATATGCTTCACTTTTCCTGATATCATTCCGTTTAAGCACATTCACAAGCTTCTCCGCGCTAATGCCGTTACGGTTCCTGACAATATATATGCAATCATTGCGATCAAACTTATCAAGAAGTTCATCATAATGTGTAGAAAAGATGAGCATCGCTCCTTTAGGATTGACCTTCCTGTCCATGTAGAAGCGAATTAAGGTAGAAACTATCTCATGATTAAAATGGTTTTCAAGCTCGTCAATAATTAGATACCCACCATTCTTAAATGTGCTTATCGCATTAGAGAAAGTGTTAATGCCCTTTATTGTTCCGGAAGAAAGGTATCGGTTCAAGTCGGTCTTCCGGTTTAGTTCGATTTCTTCTTCGCCAAAGAACTTCAGTCGAATATCACTGTCTTTACCTTTAGACTTAATGCGGAGGTATTCAATGCTCGGGTCAAAGAAGGATATCAACTCCAACGGGCAATCCTCGTTGATACAGAGTTCATTGATATTGGTATATTGCAGCATATCGGTCATTGCAAGGCGCTTCTTTGCTTTTTTGTTAAAGGCGACCATAATGCTGACATCATCAAGCAAAAACGCTTCG